TACTGTTGTGTCAATCGCTGTGCCAAGTGATCTAATGGCTGCTGCGCCATCCTTAACCAAGGCTGTATCATCTGGGGTAGTCCAGCTGTAATTTGTAGTGGTTGCCATATTATCCTTTATCTCAGGCTACGATTGTAGCGTATTCCCATGTCAAAGTTGGATCAATTGTGTTCCATGCCTCGGTGATCGGCACAGTATTCCAACGCATCGCCACTTGGCTAAACGCCACCGGTGAAAGATTGATCGTTAGAAATAATTCATTGAACCTTGTGCTCCAACGCCAACCCTCGACATAACCCTCAAATTCGCCACCTGAGATTTGGTCAGGCAAATTTTGAATATTTAAGGGTTGACCCACAAACACACCCAAAAGATTATCTCGATCGCTGTTGTCAATCTCTGAATTGGTGATTGGAAAGGTTATAGATTGAAAGGCTGGTAATGGAAAGGCACGCTGAGCAATGTATCTATCCGCAACCTCTTGAGCATCTACACCTGAATGGATAGCCGATTGAATGCTTTGGGCTTTGTAACCATATAAAGCAATTGATTGCGCATTTGATGCAGTTGCTTGTGAATTAAAGTTATTTCCGTAATTGATGTAAATGTCGTTGCGAATATCGCCTGATCTTGTAATGGTTGACAATCCTTGACCTAAAGCATGTCTGCCATCTAAATCAACATAACCATTGGCTATTAAATAAGTTTGCCTGTGGTCTGCGTCAGCATAACCAATATCTCCATTAGGTGCTTCATAAAGATAACCAAATGCGCTGTCAGCAATAAAACTGGCAATGTTATAAACAGTATCAGGATCGGCTGATCTGCTAGACATTGTGTAAAGCCCTGGTTGATCGATTTCGCCTAAACCTTGATTACCTGCTGTTGCCCAAGTTTCAGTTGCATCATAAGTTGCCCATGTTGTAGCTGCTGGAACATCATTCCAAGATGCCAACAATACGCTAGACAGCAATTCATAAATCTGGTCGCCGTCCTCATCTTGTGAAAGATTGTCGTTGTAAATTTCTTTAGCAAGTTTAACTAATGAACCCATTGCAAGGATTGTGTAATTAACAACAGTTGCCAATGCTCCGGTTCTTTCAACCGCAACAGTCAAATCGGTAACATTGCCACCAAACAAAGTGACATAACTTCCCGAACTGTTTTTGACTTGCAAACTTAAACTGTCATTAATGTCAAATGGTAAAATTTGTCCAGATAATGCAATTAAAGATAGTTGTAAATAAGACGGGTTTGGTTGAGTGTAAATATCTGTGCGACCTGCTTGGTGGGCAATATCGCTTATTGCAATGTTAGTGTAATCAACACCAGCAACAGTCAGTTTCCAGTCAGGTGTCCAAAATGTCATTATTGAAACACTATTCCAAATCCTCCACCGAATGTTGGAGTTGATCTTGCTGAACTATCTACCAGCACTTTTTGCACAGCTCTTGCAGCACCCTCTGGATCTATTGCTTGAACTGAAATGTTATTAATGACAGTTGGCTGAGTTTGTGCAGTAGCGGTGGAAATAGTAGGCAATCCTCTTTCGCCAGCTCGATAACTTGAGGTTGAAGCTGTGGCAGTTCCAATGTTGCTGAGATAACCTATATCTGCTCCGGGTTTAATTAAATTGATGCCTCTAATAATTAAATTGATTTGATTGATTACACCATTCAAAATATCTTTAATAATACTGGCAACTCTACCCAATACATCAATTAAAATACTGATTTGTGCTACTGCAATTTTAATGCCTTCAACTAATACTGTTCCAAAAATAGGTGCAAGGGCTTTAGCAATATCAATAAAATCTTGCAGCCCTTCTCTGTTTTCATCAACTGTTTTTTTAATTTGATCAAAAGCCACTTTCATCGCATCGAATACCGGTATGGCAACAGATCTGATTATGGATATAACCTGTGACATCGATCCACCAAATCCATTTTCACCGGCGAAAGCATCACGCATTTTGTCAAATAAAGGAATTATAAAAGTAGTTATATATCCAAGCAAGGTTTCAAGAATTGGCAACAAAGCGTTTCCGATAGTTTCTTTTGTTTCTTCAAATGCTTGTTTTAATCTATCAAGTCTGCCTTGAAATGTTTCAGCATTTGCAGCTGCTGCGCCACCATAAAGATTGCTCAACGCCTTGGTGGTTTCAGTAAAATCCATAGCCTTTAGATCTGCTGCACTTAAACCAATTCCTAATCTTGCAAGTCTTGTGTCTTGTCCTTCATAGGCTTTTGACAATGCTTCGGTGATAGTTCCTAAATCTTTACCTGTTCCTTTTGAAACATCTAACGCCAAATTTAATAATCTTTGAGATGCATTAACATCTTTTGTGGTAACTGATAATCTCTGAAATGCATTTCTCAAATCATTATCAGCAACACCGGTTGCCAATTGTGTCTTTGATATGTATTCCTCAGTTGCCTTTATTTGGGCATCAGTAGCCCCTGTGGCGGTCTTTAATGCGCTGGCTAACCTAAGTTGTGCCTGTTCATCCTCAATGGCTGATTTCACTCCATCAATGGCTAATTTACCGGCATAGGCAACCGCAGCAGCAGCTGCAACAGTAAATGCTACAGCGGCCTTTTTGCCAAACTCTGAAATCTTGCTTGCGTTACTTTCAACCGCTTTGTCAGCATCGCCTAGCTTCTTTTTTAAGTCATCAACATCAGCGAGGATTGATAACTTTAATGTGCGATTACCAGTAGCCATTAGACCCATTCCTTAATGATGCGATTAAAAGCCTGTTCCCATTTGTTAATCAATTCAGGCTGAATTCTGCGAAGCGTTGGATAGATAAACCACCCTCTCGAACCTCTGCCTTGCCTTCCTGAATATGCAGGGAACTGCTTGAACTTATTAGATCCAAACTCAACACCACCCCATAAGGTTTGCGTTGTAGCCCCACCTGAAAACTTTTGTCTTGCGAAACCATAACGGAACTCACCGATTTTGCTGGATTTAGAGATGCTAACTCCGTCTGCGACCCTTTGCGCAACTTCGCCAGCCTTTGTTCGAGTTCTAGCTGCTTGTTTAATTTCCTCTGATGCAAAATAAGCCAGAGCAGCAGACTGCGATCTTGCTTCCTCAGTAGCTTGGTCATCCATAAGTTTGAATGCTTTGTAAATATCACGCAGATCGTTTTTATTGTAAGCGATAGTTTCATTTGCCATGCCTCGCCTCCAATACTTCGATCGCTGTTAAAATGTCCTCCGCTTCAACCCATTCTCTCATTGGAATCTGTGTGGCTATTGCCAACTCAACCAATAATCTGTTTAGGCTTCCTGCTGGATGACTTTTGGGTCTGCATCACCGACTATTACATCGCTGACTGTTTCCATCCATATATCAAAACCTTTTACTGGCTTTCCTGCTGCTTCTCGCTTGTGTGCGTTGTAAGCCAAAAACATCAGATCCCACATTCCAAGTTTTTCTTTTGCTTGGCTTATAGTGTTTCCAGTTGTCTTTTCCCATTTTGCCCACTCAGGTGGTTGGGCTACATAAGTGGCTTGCTCACCTGAGTTATATTCAATTGTAATTGGTAACTTCATTTGTTTGCTCCCGTTTGTTTATTGATTAAAAAGTTTCTGTTGGCACTCCGATAACTTGGAATGAAAGAGATACAGTTTGTGCATCTGGTGCAGTTCCACCAGCTGATGGCCACATTGGCAATACTTGGAAAGTAAATACTGCGCCGGATGTAGCTGTAAAAACTGTGTTGATTGCTGTATCTGGTGCTGATTCGGCAACGCCCCATAGGATCTCACAAAGTGATCCAGTTGCGCCCCAATCGGCTAACATTTCAACTTCAAAGGTGAAGTTATTATCAGTTACCTTAAAGACTTTTCCGTCTAGTGTCTGATAAGTCTGACGATCCATCTCGCCAGTAAGTGTTGCTGTTGTTGCTTGTGCATCGAAATTATTACCGCCAATAGTGAAGGTAATATCTCGACCGGTAATAACTGTCGTTGGCATTTTTCTCCTTAGATTGTTCTCTGGTAATAGGTGCTAACTCTAACATCTGCAATTAGCAAAGTTGCTGCTCCTACTTGTGTAACTGTTGGTCTTTCAACCGAACTGACAATATAACCTGCTGGAATTACTGCCAGAACACTTATTACTAACTGCTCGATGTTGTCGAGTGATGCAGGATTGCTATTGTAAGCAACTGCAACTGTAATGGTCATATTGACCTTCGCACGAATGTTTGACTTGCTTATTGTTTCAAATTCAAGATACGGCGAATCCGGAACGCACACAACAGCTGGAGGGATTACGGATTCTGGAACAAAGGAATAGACATTTCCTGCAACGCTAGATAAAGCAGTTGCTAAAGGTGTCCTGACCTGCTCAAGGATTGTCTGATTAGGCATTTAGAGAGCCATGCTTTCGGTGTCAATATATGAACCAAGCAAACCAACGCACTTATTGAAAAGTGATCGACCCATTCTAAATGGTGTCGCTGTAAAATCTACTCCTTCGATTTGTCCTCCGCCGGCAAGTCTGGCTTGGAAAACTTCGACTGAAACTGTATAGACGGCTGACTGAACAGCTGCGTTTCCAACATAAGTTGATGCGCCAGAAAGGGTAGCAACTCCGGATGGGATGACATTAGCCTCGAGTATATCGGCGT